AGGCTGCTACGCTCAACCTGCTAGAGCAGGGAAAATTTTACCGGAAGGATTCCAATTCAAATTCTTCAAAGTTACAGTGCAGGCGTAGCCGATACGCCTGAATTTCAAAAAAAATAAAGGAGGAATTTAAATGAATAAAAGAATATATGTAGTCAACATAACTGATTATAAAGATCAGGATTTAACTAAATGGAATCAAGATTTTTGGTATGTCACTTTTACACTATCAGTCTGCAAAAAGGGGACACGTATTCCCCGAGAAACTTTTATAGAAAAAGACGTAGTTCTATACGTCCCAATAGGAAAAAGCATAAGAGAGGCAATCCTCTCTTATGCACAACAAAGGACTGCAGAACACTTCAATCTGCAGCCCGATGAACCTATTACTCTTGAGTACTAAAATTATAGGCGTAGCCGATACGCCTATTTAAAAAAATAAAGGAGGAATAAAAAAATGTTCCTTTTAAAAGAATTTCTTGTCAAAAAAATAAAAATCGTAGTAGGGGACATTCCCTACTATGCTGGGATAGACTTGCATATTCATCCTTCCCAGAAATGGGAGGGAAACATAGGAGTAGCCGTCCTCTACAGGCCGTACAGATGCGTTTTAGAGCCTGTAGAGGTATGTGGGCTTTATCTCGGAGATGAAGCCTCTGAGGAAGAAATTACTAAGCTTAAAAAAGCAGTTACTACGCTTGCGAATAGTTTTCAGATTCCGTTCTCGTTCATAGACGAGGACGAAGAAGGAGGGAAGCGTCGCCAATTTGACGGCGCCCTTCCACATTGTACGTATGTTATTTCCCCTTTTAAAAAGGGGATAGACGGCTGGGAATAAGAAAGGAGGAGGAAACTTGAGAATCAAAAAAAACGATACATATATACAAGTAAAGTTACCATCTCAACTAAAGAAGAAAGCCGAACAAAAGCTTGCCGAGATGGGATATTCCATGTCGGAGTTTATTAGGGAGAAATTAAGAGAGATTATAGATGAGAACAAAAAGGGCTAACAAGCCCTTTTATTTTTACCCCCATGATAACGTTTGTATTTGTCCTACAATGAGAGAAAATTGAACGGGCATAGAAATATACATCCGCCTCATGAAGACATAAAAAAAAAGAGGCCCCGCATTTCCTATTCGGATTTGCAGGGCATTGCACCACCTACGACACATTCGTGTTTTCAGTGGTTCATATATAATTATACCACATTTGCGCATAAAAAAACAGGCCCCGAAGGGCCGTACAAGGAAGAGGATTACTGCTGTTTTGCTCTTGCTATGTCTACAGTTCTCAAGCTTTTATCTTGTCTCTTTCTTTATAAAAACTGAATAACCTTTGCTCTTTAATTCTGCTGCTAACCTCTCTGCATTTTCCTTGTTTTTGAATGCTCCCAATTGCACTAACCATAAAACATTGCTTTGTGCTACCGTTGTTGGTGTGTTTGCCTTTTGCGGTAAGTTAAGGGCCTTCGCTATTCCCTTCGCATGTGCGTCGGCTAATCCGTCTAAAAAGCTATCGTTCTTTAGCAACTCAGATTCTTCCGGACTAGTTAAAAATAAATTCTCTGTCAAAACTGCTGACATCTTAGTCAGTCTTAATACGGCAAAATTGGCCTTCTTTTTCCCTCTGTCAACTATCCCATAATTTTTGAGATAGTTTATAATTTCTTCACGGATTACGTCTCTTATTTTTGCTGTCTTTGAGTCATCTGTTAGGCTGCTGTGTATATAGTCTTCATATCCTTTTGCTGCGAGATTTTCTGCTGCATTTATGTGAATTGAGTGAAAATAATCGGCATTCGCATCGTTTGCTATTTTGGCTCTGTCTTCTAAACTGATGTAAGTATCACTACTGCGAGCCAAAATTATCTCTACTCCCTCGTAATTTTTAAGCAATTTATCTTTTATGCGAAATGCCAAATCAAGGGTTACTTCTTTTTCAATTACACCATTCCCACTTGCGCCGGGGTCTTTGCCTCCATGTCCCGGGTCAATGCACACTATCATTGTTTCACATCTCCCTTCCCTTTTAATATCGCTACAGCCTTCTGTATCGCATCAGGCACAGGCAGTCCAATACGGCCGGTATTTTCTATGATGCTCAAAAGCTCATTCGCAAGGTAGAAAAATATAGTTGCATCTCTAAAGATGTGAGCATCGCCTAGTGCCCTGTCTACAAGGTTAGCAACCGCCACAATCACAAATATGCCCACTTTTTTAGCAATGCCCTTCCAACCTATACTACTATTCAGTTTTCCCTCTATGCCAGCAGCAATAACACCGGTAATATAATCAATAGCCACAAATGCCAACAATATTTCTAGCAACGCGCTCCACCCCCCAAAAAGATAGGAGGCAAGAGCGCCTCCAACACTACAGATTGTCTTGGATATATTTTCGTACTTCATTTTTATCCTCCCTATCTTCGAGCCCTCTCCAAGAGCTCGTCTATTTTCGCTTCTTGTTCTGCTGCACCTGCGACGTGCTGTAGGTGGACTTCCGCAAAAGCTCTAGCCTGTCCCGGCCTGTCGTTTGTGCATAAATAGAATCTTCAGGAGTAGTCCAATCCCCGCTCCAAAATGTGCCTAGCGGGACGTATTCCAGTTTTGTTGCATTATCTGCCTCGTATAAATACGCATACACAATATCATGCGTTGTTACAATTTCTTCTGACCGTCCGGGTTGGACGTAAATTTTGTTATCTGTTCCGCTAAAATAGCTGTTATATGTTCTTGATATGCCAATTCAATTTCGCTCGGCGGATTCCTAACGCTTTTGGATAGTGTTGCAGTACATCACCGTCATCAGCTTTCCAGACGGCGACTCCAGCAAATCCTTGGGTGAGTGCGATGTCATATGCTCTTGAAATTGTTAAAGGGCTTCCGAAGTAGCTTTCGTAATTGCTTGCTTGCCAGTGCGCTTCTCCGTCTTTCTCTTCAATTGCAGCACCGTGCAGAATTGCATTTAGCAACGCTTCGTGAAAGTCTACATATTCGACGTCTTTGTCCGTCCAGAGATGGCCAAATGCGTTCGCTTCAACTAGTACCCTAGCCCGGAAACGAGGCGGAATAGTTTTCTTGACGTACTCGTAAACTGCATTGAAGAAGTCCGTAGGAGCATGTGGCGCTGGAGGGCCAAACTCTCCACTCTCAGTGTAAGTCATAATCTTCAGTAGATGGACGTATTTTACGAGTGTCGCATAGTCACACCACCCAGTCCAATTAGGATCATCATAATTTGTTCCAGTTATTGCCGGGCAGTTTATCATTATCAACTTCTTTTTTGGAATTAGTCTCTCAGCGAGAAGCTGTACAAACCGGTTCGCAGCTTCACGGAGGTCTGGAGGTACCCACTCGAGGTTCACATTAGCCCCATCCCACTCTTCGGTCATTACAATCTTGTCAATTTTGTCTATAAACACATCAGGGTTTTCAAGAACATGACGTGCAATTTCCGGATTAGGCTCATCGATTGTATCATCATAGTTTGAGAAAATTATCAACTGCTTCTTGCCTTGTTGTCGCAGAATCTCTCGATCGGATGTGTTAATCGGTCCTTTAACAATAGAGTTTGGAATTCGAAAAAAGTACGCGTCAAAACATACCAGATCAACCTTACTGAGTCTCACGGTAGCGTTGTAATATTGATCGTACTCTACTGCAACTTGCCATATAACATCATTTTGAAATGTTTGTTTCCATGTAATTCCAATATAAGCATCCAGATTGTTCAGGATTGTATCGAGCGGCACGTCTCCGTAGATCAATAGTCGAGGCAGAGTATACTGATCTACTCGCAGCGTCGGCTCTAATAACCCGTCTCTGAATCTTGTTGGTGTGATCGTCCATCCAGCTTGGATGCCGAAGTCGTTTAAGATGCGCTGAAGTGCCGGATTTATGAGTTGCGGATTTGGCGGAATATACGTCCCTCCTGTTCCTATCTCGTAATACGCTCCAAATGGATACGCCATCGTCAAAACCGGCGGTGGAGAAGCTTCTTCTGAGACTGCCCATAATTCAATGAATGCCTTTCCAGGACCGTCATAAGGAGACTCGATCAGCCACTGCCAGTCACTATTGTGGTCCACATAGACTCCGTCTGGATAGACAGCCGTTCCTTCAGGTTCAGTCACTACGAACCAGTCTTCGTGATTATACTCAGATGGATCAGGGAGAATCCAGCCGTAAATCGGGTTTCCTTGCAAATCATAGCCTACTACGTCCCACTTCGGTTCCGGTGGACGCTGTTGATCGAGGTAGAGCTGTAGTACTCCCTGTCCGAACGGACTCTGATTGAGAGTCCGGAAGCGTAAGTAGTAGTCAACTCCCTCGTAGAGTGTAATCGGGGTAATGTTGATAGTCTGCCAATGCCACAAGTGCCAGTTCGGTGTAAAGGTTGCTATTACTGTAGGGTTAGTATACTCTCCAACTCCAGTGCGTTGTCCAATGGAGACTTCAACAACAGCGGCGTACCGTTCACCAAGTTGACCAGCGTACTTAATCTTCAAAGCTTCAATGGTCACTGTACGCGATACTCTCACACGTACGTACGTATCTACGAGACTTCCATCACTGTATGTTCCTGCTATAGCAAGTGTATAAAGATCCGTTTTAAGCGGATTGAAGAGTCTCTCAACGGACCACTCACCGAGATATTTCTTAAGAGAGTCGTAGAAGGCTTCAAAGTCTTGTCGTACATACTGCTCGTATTCCGCATCCGTTGCTACTCGACCACTGCCACTCGTTAGAATGATTGCTGGTCGTGCGGGCCAAACTACATTGGGTGGGTAGTCTCTGTTAGTGCATGTCGTTATCAATTCGTAGTTTCCAGAGACATCGGGAATTACATAAATCTGAAAAGCACCATTACCGACGTTCAATGTCTCCCATGTAATTTCAACCGTCTCACCCGAGATGATGTCTACTGGAGTGTCAAGAGGAATACGCAAAAACTCTCGTTCCTGCCACTGTAAGCGTGTTTCGTAAGCCCGCGGAGAGATAATTCCATCTTTGACGATCGTGCCGTTTATTGTTATACGAACATGTGCGTCATAACCACTCGAAGATGGATAATGAAGAGACGCCCAAACGATAATTTCGTTTACTGTCACAGACTTTTTCGCTTTGAAACGCAACGTTGAGCGAATCGTTTCTTGCGTGTTCGGATCAGTTCCAAAGATTGGGAAACCCCATGCATAGTCATCGACGAATGTAAGATCCCAATACCATCGAGAGTCATCGGCAGAAATATATACAAAATCACCGTCTGGAATCCAACTCGGACCTTCAAGGATTGGTGCTCCATCTATACCACTCTCTCCCATCCGCAATGTTAGGTGGTGTAGATTGTACGTGTGATTAACTAGCTCACACAGACCTGTTTGCAGATAGTATTTTAACGTCTCCCAGGACATAAAGCCGCTCTCTGGGTCAAGTTTCCGCAAGCGGCGCGCAATGACGGCGATACCAAACGGAATGTGATGTTCGACGAGCCAATCTAGCGCTGGAGTGATTGAGTCTAGTGCGTCGTCAAAGATGATGCATGCTATGCAACTTAGGTTACCCAGTTGCTGAGCTGCTTCACTCGGTTTCTTGAATGTATAGCCTAGCTCTTGCAAATGTTGAACTTGGGCTTGGAAATCCTCTAATCTCGATCGGAACGTAAGTGGCTGCTCAGCAAAACCGTGATAGCAGAGAACGACGTTATACAATATCGCCAACGCGATCACCAACCTTCTATCATCTTCCGATTACCAAGATTGCGAAATGCTTACCAATATACGTTTCAGGAAAAGATAGATTAAGCTTCGTATACATGTATGCGTTTTGTTCCTCAGACCATTCTACTATAAATTCCGGAGTAAACTGAGTTACATCTCCATAAACACTGACAAGAACCGAAGGCTCTAAAGCGAAAGAAGTCGGAAACACAATCGTAACGACCTGACTATCTATCGAGTGTGTTCTATAGTATACAGTTTCCGGAACGTCTGTTTCGGCAACCTGTGTTTGAAGCTGTATATTCGGCTGTAGTGAGACCTCATCGACATAGATGGGCCTGTCTAGTGCTCCAGTAGAGATCTCTACGACAATCGATGCGAACTCCTTCTTCTCCACTTTCTGGATCGCCTCAAAGTAGTAAAACTGGATTTCAGCCCCGTTGACAATGCCAGTAACGATGTCATTCAAAGTTACAACAAACGGAACAACAGTCTTCGAGCAGGTTCCGTCTGTGTAGTAAATTTCTAGTACTAAGCTGCTTGGAAGCTGGCAAGGTGGTGCAATTTCAGGCGCACCCATATATGCTGATAACTTGAAGACATCTACATTGCGTGCTAAGTGAAGAGTCTGTCGAAGACTCGAATTCGCATTTAGCTCAAAGCATCGTGAGGAGACTCCTCCTGTTACACTCTCTACGAGTCCACTTGCTTCCCAACCAGACAGGCCCATCTCAGCTGAACCGTTAATCAGAACGTTCTCATCGAAAGAATACGTAACCTCCAACATAAGATTTGCGCCTCTCTCTTATGCAGGAATCCCACATAACTGAACCTTTACGGCACCCGTCGTCGGTGCGGTGTCGAATCTAACTTGTACTTCAATTTGAGTTAACGGCTCAGCGAGTATGGGAATTTCCGTCGCTGTCACCAGAGTACTCGTGTTAGCAGCAATCGTAGTACTGTATATTGGACCTAAAAGATCTGTTAGGCTGTAGACTAAAAGCTTTAATGTCATCGGTTGATCGCAGCCATTGATTACTCGAAAGTACTTTCTACCGGAAATCGGACGAACATCAATTAATCCAGAGTTGTAGTTACCTGTATCTCGGATCGCAAGTTCATTGTGAGTTACAATCTCTACAGGCTGACGCGGTGCGAGCTTCAACCCATTCGATGTCGGATCGAGTAGCGTGTTGAGTACGGTCTCTACTCTACTGAGGCGCGTACGAAGGTTCTTCAGTAGCGCAATTACTGAGCCGTTGCCGTCGGCTGCTTCTGCGTCAGTAGTCGCACCGAGTGCGACATCATGTCCGTCCTTCTTTCGAATAAACATTGCACCGCTACTGCCAGTTAGAGGTTCAAACGCTGTTCCATCTTCAGTTCGATACTGTGGAATTGGAAGACCAAGATCGTCACGTAGTAAAGATGCCATTTTCATCTCCTCCTTCTTTATTTATTTTATGTTGAAGTCTTAAGACTAGCCTCAACAACTAAGTTAGGAGTTACGAACAAGCACTGCTTCGGAACAGTTATTGCCCTCAAAGTTGTCTCTACCTCCATTGCTCCGTCATACTTGATGTGTTGTCTCAACACGACTGCATCGAAGACGCCAGCTCGCTGCGTTACGAGTCGAACGCCATCCAGGAGTTCAATCGCTGGATTGCCGCGCGTCTTGACAGTAACTAAAGATTTTCCATCGGATAGTAGGTTATTCAGTAACGTCTCATAACCTTTTGCGAAGTCCGGATCCTGAATAAGTTCATTCTTAATCGTCAACGATGCACATTCTTCATCTACATTACTTATGCTGTGTTTTGACAGTATTATTGGTCGACCGTAGACAGTGATGTCCGCGGTTGTTGTCTGGCTACTGTTGTTTGTAATATCGAGGTCAAGTCCTTGTACACCTAACTGGACTAATTGAACATTGAGAGCTTGAGAACCACTTACTACAACTGAGTTAAGACATCCTAAAGGTTGGTTAAACTCGATTCTACGAGTATGATTGATCCCCGGAAGGAGTCGCTGTGTCAGCTTCAGCAGCTCAGTACTTTCTCCAAGAGACACATCGAAGCAGTAGACCTGCGAAGACTCGAATGTACTTGTCAAACCCCGTGGAATTTGTGCATCAAAAATCTGTTCACTAGTCCACTCTTCTACAATAGTCGGAGCTCGGAATGCGTTTGTTACACGAATTTTGCCGAGCCTATCGACAAATACATTGCTGAGACTCGCAGTAGAGAGAAATTGTAGAGCTTCTTTCACTTTCCTTCCCTGAATCCATCCGATTCGAATCGAAAAATCGATCTCTTGATCAATCACGTAGTCATTACTAGAGAGTCCTAGCGCGGTAAACAGCTCCGTGAAAAGCTCGATGATTGAAGTATTCATGCGTGGCATGAGATATGGAGTATCGCGGTTCAAAAGTTCATAAAGCCTATCATAGCAGGTTAGGCGGATGCTCAAATCTTCTTGGAGCTCATAATCATAGACCCAAAAAACTCCGAGGGGCACATATTCTTCATTTACCCCAAGATACGGCACAATCTTCAACCCTTTTCTGATAGCAAACGGGCTATTAGGATTGTCAGGAGAAAAGGCATGGTCATCATTTATCAGCGTAACGACTAACTCATTTGATGAAACTACTCCGATTGGAACAGTGCTGTCTGCACTTACCTCTTCCATAAGCTCAATAGATTGTAACTTGTTGTTATCGAAAGATACTGGGATCTCGGTATAATAAATATCAAGTCGTCCGCATACCTGTCGTGCATCTGCACGTATTGCTTCGAGAAAATCCTGCGTCACTGGATACATAGCCATCACCTACACTTCTTCAAGCGTAATTGTTATATTGCTGACATAATTCGTATTGTGAACGAATAACTGTCGTGGCATTTCAGATATATAGCACTGTATTGTTTTTGTTTGCCCTGCTTCATCATATATAAAATTAACGGGCTTACCTGCTTCGTAATATGTTTGGAATAAATTAAAACTCGCAGCGGTAAGCCCATCGTATCTAAACTGAATTTTCTTCTTTATTGCTATTATGTCTTTTACCATTTTCCCGCTTGCTGTCGCCTACTACTCGCAGGGAATGTATCGGCCTTGCGAAGTGCGTCACTGTCAAGCTAGGATATGGCTGCACGAATGTTCCGTCTGCCTGTGCCAACTGCGACCCCCACCAACCCATTTGGTGCGTTTCGGCTTCCTCGGGGTCTGGTGCAAGTGCAAAGCTGCCGTCCAGCACCCAGCTACCGTCCAAGGATGCTATCTTTGCGAAAGGCTCGGATACGGTGTCGGCGGTTTGGGCTGGGTATGAGACATTCGCTTGTTCGGAGGCTTGGACTTTAATAGATTGGTCAAGGAAGGGGTCTGTGTAGTCGATTTGGACTTTAGCGTGTATTCTTCTTTCTGTTGATTTTACTTTGTCCAAAAAGTCCTGCGTTACAGGGTACAATTCTATCACCTCTCAATGAACGCCATCTTGACGTTCTCCCAATACCTCACTCCATTCCGAGTATGCCACAACCCCAGCTGCCTATCACCTAAATAGCACGTTATCGTTTGAGTTCCTCCAGCGAAAGGAAATTGCACAGAAAAAAACGGACGACGCAATTTCACTGCATATAGAATCTGTGCTAATTCGTCGTCCGTTATCATGTGCCACTCCACGTCAATTCTCTTTTTTGTTGTGATTATATCCATTACCATTAAACCACTTGCTGTTCGCTTTGCTTTTGAAATATCAAATTCTCCTACTTCTAACTTAGACGGATTAGGCAGTAATATTCCCTCAACCCTTAGCACATTATATCACCGTCCCTGATATAATCGGCATGCCTACACGCTGTCCTTCTCGTACTAATGCTGGTAAAATGACTCTTGCTATCTTTGTTCCGTCAAGCTGTATAACAATTTCCCTTTCTCCCTGCTCAGGCTGTACAAAGCGCATAGCGTCAATAATAGCTGCATAGACTGCTCTGGCAATTGCATCCGCCTCCTGTTCAGCTCTCGGTAACGGCTTTACTACTTCAGGCCCACGTTCACCAATTACAGCTAATGTTGGCGCAGTTACAATACCACCTTTTGCTAACATCGGTATCTCAGGAATCTTAGGCACGCCTACTGTCCAGCCGCCTACCTGCCCAATAAGTGGCAAATTCATGCTGGGTACTTTAAACTCTATCTTGTTCCAGAAACGGATAAAACGGTTGATGATGCTAATTATATCGTTCAACACCCCTCGAATTATGTCCTTTACGCTTTCCCATTTTTGTTTTGCTATATCTCTTATCCCGCTCCAAATTGAAGTTAGTTTTTCACTTATGTTATTCCATTTTTCTGCAAGCCAAGTACTCACAGTATTCCAGATTTCAATCGTTTTTGTTTTTACAAAATCCCAGTTCAGTGCCACAACTGTTGCCACAAGTGCAATGGTTGCTATTACCCAAGCCACAGGGCCAAGAGCAATAAACCACGAAGCAGCCATAACAACAGCGTTAGCTGTGGAAGTTGTTGCCATCCAAATCCATTTTCCTACAATTATCGCAGCAGATGCAGCTGTGGTCGCAGCTGCTGCTATTGCTGGCCCTTGCTGTATTATCCACGCCAGTACTACTTTACCGGCATTAATGAGAGCTTGTACCCCGAGCCATGCCCACTTAGCAACTAAAATTACAAACTGTGCTATTTGAATTGCTACTGACTTAGCGGCTTCCCAGCCCTGCATACCCCATGCCAATACTACTTTACCGGCATTTACAAGCGCTTGAACGCCTAACCATGCCCATTTAATACCAACAAGGATTAGTTGACCGATTACTACCGCTCCGTGAATAAGAGCCGCACCAGCTTTCATACCCCAAGCTATAACATGCTTTCCTGCGGCTATCATTGCTTCAATTCCGCTTTTGATTAATGCCGGAATTAAGAATGCTGTAATAAGTCCCGCTATTGTTTGTACTATCGGCCCAATTGTCGGCCAATTATCTTTAATCCACTGTACAGCCCGGTTTACCGGCTCCATTGCCTGCTTTAATCTTTCCCAAGCACTTGAAGCTGTTTCGGCCACCTTGCTTATTTGCTCACCCATCTGAGCGACAGCAGCATTGATTGGATTAATAGAAGGAACAATATCGGGTACATCTAACTCTAACTGAGATACATCCAATCCCGATGCAGAACTTGCTATTTTTTCCTCTATGGTGTGGACTTCATCGAACGATTGTAAATTCTTTGCTGCACTTTCACCAGCCTTTTTTATTGAATCGCCAAATTGTTCTTGAGACTCTGCGGCGGCTTGTGCAGTCTTAGCAACATTCTCCGTAGATTTTGCTATTGCTTTAGTCTGCTGAACTCCAGTAAATCCGCTTTTTGCAGCCGTCCAAGCGGAAGCTGCAGATTGACGCAGACTTGCCGCAAAATTATGCACTGCCCGTGCCGCTCTACTTAAAGCCGGAATTATCCAAGATAATGCTGTTAATATTGCACCAACACCACTGACGACAAGACTTGCTGCAAAAAGTACAACAGCACTAATGCTCATCCATACAGCTTTTGCTATATCTCCCAAGCGTCCCCATGCCTTTGCAACGACATAGGCAACTAAAGCAACTGCAGCCCCTATCAATGCCCATTTCCATAAAACCGCGATACTTAGCCCCATGGATACTAATAATTTTTTAGTCATTGCAACGGCGGCTAATGTAATTGCTGGAACTAAAGCTCCTGTAATTGCGCCAGCAATAGTAACAATTATTGGAATTAACCAAACTGGGAAAGCTTCACGTAAAGCATTCACGAACCCTTTTTCTATTACGATAGCTGCAAATCTACTAAGTGCACTTGTTAATCTATCTATTCGCCTACCCAAGTCAGTTAACCGGATTATGTCCTCACCCATCCCACGCAGGATAATTTCGATGTTGTCACGTAAGGTAGAAAGGCGCCCTAATAAAGTTTTTGACTGCACATCCATAGCACCAGCAAATCTGCGATTAATTCCCGCCAAAATAGCAGCAATACCTTGCGACGCAGTAATAGCCCGTTTTTCTACTAATTTCATTGCTTCAGGAATACTAACTCCAATAGATTCTGCTAACATTTCCCATGCAGGGATTCCAAGCTCAGTCAACTGGCGCATTTCTTCTCCTGCGAGTTTACCCTTTGCTCGCATTTGACCTAAAGCTAGTACGGCACGTTTGATTCCTTCTTGCCCTCCACCTAATGCTGCTACTGCGTCGCCAACTGCTGTAAGTGTTGGTAAAACTTCTTCAGCTGCAAACCCGTATGCTAATAATTGTCTTGCAGCTTGAGTAACGCCTGTAAACCGGAAAGGTGTCCTTGCGGAAAATTCTACTAATTCATGCAAAAAAGCATTTGCCTTTTGAACATCCCCTAAAAGCGTTGTAAATGCTATTCTTGTCTGCTCAAAGTTTGCAGCAAGTTTAATCCCTACCAATCCCAATCCAGTAGTAATTGCTATACCAGCGGCACCAAATTTTACTACTAGTCGTAACAAAGCTAATGAAGCAGATGTGGCTTTTCGGATTGTTTCGGGTAGTAATTTTGCATCTCTTTGAATGCTGCGAACAAATTTATCCCATCTGCGTTCAGCTTGTGACAGCCCTCCTACAAAACGTCCTGTTGAAGCTGTTAATGCTACATGAAAAGTTCCTACTGTCGCCATAGCAAAACACCTACTTTTCTGGTAAAATAAGATTAGAGACATCAAAAGGAGGTGAAAAAGTGAAGAAATACTTTGTTTTAATGTTAACTGTATTGTTCCTTTTCTTTGTAGTGAGTTGTGGAAACAACAACACTGAAAAAACAAAAATTGATGCACAAACTGCCTATAGTAAGCTTAAAACCGGAATGAGTTATGAAGAAGTCGCAGAAATTCTTTCTGGTTTTAAGATAGTTTCCGACAGTACTGCAGAATCTGAAATAATGCCAGGACAAAAAGTAGTTCACCGCATGATTATGTGGCAAGCCGGGAAAACATTTATTCAAATTACATTTGAAAACGGAAAGCTATGGCAAAAGCAAATAATAGAAAACTGACTTTCACGTTATCCCCGAATTCGGGGATATTTTTTTAGACATGTGTAGAAATTAAACAGAATGAGGGGCTATTGCCCCCTTACGTTTCCTTGACTTCCTCCTAAAACTGTTTCCCACATTTTTAATACTCGCTCCATTTCTTCTACGCTTTGCTCTTCCGTTGTATCAGCACCACGCTTCGGCATAAAGTCCTGTGGCTCATAGGGCTTACGCTGTTTTTTCGGGTCTCTATTGACATTTGCAATTGTAGCCGCAATCATACCAGCCCGCCAATCTTCTATTTCACAACCCCATGGTTCAAGTTGGTAAAAAGCCATCCACTCGGAGAGCTCCCTTGACGACATTCGTTGAAGGAGCTCTCCGACCGTCATCCCTAGAGCTAAAGCTAAGCGAAAAATAAAGCGCCTGGTCGGATTTTGCTTCAGTTTCCCAACATCTCCTCCACATCTTCAGGTGTAAGCCCGCTTAGCTTTTGTGCCACAGAAAAAATTTTGTCTAAAGCTTGAGCAGATTTCTTTCCGAGTGCTTCCACATCTGCATCCGTGAATATGCGGTTTCCATTTTCATCTACAACACAAAGTGCCACTAGTTTAGCACGTATGTTCTGTAGATTCATTTGTGTACTTTTGCCTTTTCGTTCTATAATTGACTGTTCAAATTTATCTCGTTCGGCAGCAGTAAGCCCACGAACTCTTACCCAAGCACCCCACTGCTCGATATAAACATCTTCAGTTGGCAAATCATTTATTTGCAAAATTTCTTCACGACTTAAAAACTTCTTTTTTGCAGTATCCATAATCTCACCTCATCAGATTAAGCAGTAATTTGCCCAAATGTGTAATTTCCAGCAAGTAATAGGGTTGCTTTAACTTGAATTACATCGCTTGCAGTAATTTCTTGTGGTTGATATGCAGTAACATAAGCTTCAAATGTCCATCCATAACCACTAGGTAGTTTAATTTGGTATTCCCTTTTGTTTCCGCTTCTAAAATCTTCTTCTAAAGCAAGATGTCCCGTATTGGTTGGGTCAAAATTAAGTGTAATTTCAACCTCGCCAGCGTCAATCAATCCTATAAGCTTCTTCTTTACATCACCTTCAGGATTAAGCTCTTCAACGTCTACACTATCTCTTTCAGGCTGTGGCGGCTGAATAGACGCCACTTGTGCAATTTCCTTAAACACGGCAGTTCCTGTTGTAGGGCCTGGTTCGCCCTTCCGGTAAAATTTTGTCCTCAAACCAGTGCTTTCAGCCATTCCAATCAACCTCCTAAATTATTTGTGTTTTACTAAAACATCAAGATGATAATGCGTCAGCCCCACATCATCCTGATAAGTAGGGTTGTAGGTAATGGTCTCTATATCTAACACCTCTAAAACGCCTGCCATCATGCCTTTATAGCCTTCCAGTTTCGCTCTGACGGTAAAGATGATTGTTTCCGCCTTGCGTAAGGTATCAGCCATTGCGGTTATCTGTATTCTCGTTTCACTCCACGCCCTACCCTGCAAATCACGTTCATCAGTACTTGAGATGGTGTTCAGTACGATTAACGGGAAGATAGGATTCTGCGGCACCGTTTGGTGATAAATGCGAGTGCCGACCAGGTTCTGTATGTCCGGGTCGGCACTCAAATAAGCATATATTGCCATTCGTGGAGTTATCATTATAACCCTAACCTCCGCTTGAATTCTTCAATCATATGCTCCTGTGCCTTTTTCTTAGTAGCGTCAAATGCAGGCCTCAACCAAGGCTTAGGAGGAGCATATCCTACTACTTGTTTTTCTGCCTTCCGTCGCCCACGTACGATTTTGTGGCCCATCTCTACCAAGCGACCATACCAGCCTTTTTTACCAGGACCAATTTTGACTTTTACTCTCGTGCCGAGCACTTCTTTTTCGTCAAGCTCTTTATGAATATCACTTGCCAGCGTTCCAGTTCTCCTCGGTGCTCTGGCCTCAGCTTCGCTGCGGATTATTTCCGCTGCTTCTAGTGCCACTTCCCGCAAATGCTCGCCAGCAACCTCTTTTTGCATCATGTTCAGGCGCTGTTTTATTTCCTCGGCACCTTTGATGTTCATAGTTACTTTCATGCTCACATTAGTTCCACCTCTTCAATCTTTATTGCCGAAACCACTAACTGTATTCTCATGGTTAGATTCTATATCTGCTATCATGCCGGTTTTACCTCACGGCACATTAATTCCAACCAGCGGCGTTTCCCGTCTGGGTCAAGTGCAGACTGAATAATCATTTCACGCCCTTCATAACGTACTACCATGCCCGGTTCTACGTCATTGCGATATCGGATTGTGATACGGTGGTCGGATTGTTCAGCGGTAAGCCGTGCTTGAAAATATAGATTCCCACGCAGCCCTTCTATTTGTGCCCAGACTTTGCATACTTCCTGCCACTGGTTTTCTATCGGGTCGCCCCACTGGTCGGTGCCGGAAACATAGCGCCCTATTTCCACTAAATGCCGCAGTCTCATAACGTTTCACCTGCTCGATAGTCTTCAGCCAGAGCCAAGTGAGATTTAAGCATGATATAAGACTGAAGCAGCCGGTCAGCAGCTTTGTCGTCGTAATCAAAGTGTGCCTGACAGTAAGTTATAATTGCCCTCTTGATGAGCGGGTCTGTTATATCTTCTGCTTTGGCCGGCGAAATTCCGGAAAGTTTTAGGTCAGCAATCGCCGCATCAATAAGACTCTGAATCTCTACATCTAAATCGTTAGAGGTTATTCGCAAGGCTAGTTTCACTTCATCTAACATCATTCATCACTCACTTTCTACACCTTGCGCCGCTTGCTGGTTTTGTTTAATTTAGTTGGAACTGCCTCCTCACGCTCATCTTGTTTATCTCCCTCAATTTGTAACGGAATTTTTTCAAGATAGCCAAGCTCTTGTAGTTCTTTTATCCTATTTAAATCGTCACTCTCATAGTAATATCCTGCATTGTATGGTATTTTAGTATGTTTATCGATAAACGCTTTAACTACCAAAAGCCTCATAGTCAATCACCCCAAAATTAAAGCTGGAGGGAATTCCCCCCAGCTGTAGTAATCATTAAACAGTAGCTGATTTTTTAATTCTCAGGAATCCGTTCTTAGCCACCACATTACCACCCACAAATATGGATGCCCTATGCGCTACAACACCCTGGCGGAATTTGTAATCCGTGGACCTCAATATTTCAATATCACTAAATATTACTAGCATGTAATTAGCCAAAGGCCCGTAAGCCATGCAGTAATCGCCTGCAACAGTGGCCGGATCGGAAATGGCCTTGCACGCAGAGTTGATGATGAACGGAATGCCGTCAATGGTACCGCTGTTTCCATCAGCATTGAATTTAATTTCATGTAATTTTCTGCCATCGGTGGTGCGGAGCTGCGCAAAAGCTTTTAAGTCTTTCTTGTTTAAAATCAGCACCGCCTGTTCCTCTACTGCCTCGTCGCCACCAAAGCTGTAAATTATCTCGTCCAAGGTATTATTGTCTATAGCTGCAATGGGCAGGTCAGTTGCTGGATCGATGGCCGTTGCGTTGGCGCTGAAAATACCCACAATAGCATTAGACGTTCCAGCGCCTACCAGTATCTGCTTTGTAATGCGTTTACGCAGTGCTTCACGAACGCCTTTGCGCACCTCAGCATCATAATCTGCCGCAGGCAACTTCAAAACCTCCTCGGTGTCCTCTGCATAAGCCGTAACCTTTGCTTTGTTTATTGTTGCGTACCCAAACTGTGTCTTCGCTACTGCATAATCGGCCTCCTCAAGTGTATAATCGCCCTCACCGTATCCAACAAGGTAAGGCTGCTGGAAAGATTCGCCGCCTTTCAACTCCTTTATATTTACTCTGTCGATTAAACTGGACACTTCACGGAAAGTAGGCTTAATGTCAGTAGCATAATGCTTTGGCAGAATAAGCTGCGTAGAGCTTATTGTTACGGTACGGCCTTCCTTTAGAGCCTGACCTCGTTTTTCGGCTTCTTCTCTCTCTGCGTCTTTGGGGGCTGCTGTTTCAGGAGCAGCACCTAAACTCCTAGGATTATAATTCTGCCCAGGCTGCCCTGCCAACTTTGAAATTACTTCAATGCGCGCCCTCAACTTCTTTTCTTCAGCTTCTAGCTCCCTCAACTCTTTTTCCAGAGCATCAAGATCTACATCATCGTCAGTTTCCAACATTGCACGGATTTCAACCCTCCGTGCCTCAATTTCGTTTAAACGCTCCTCTAATTTCAGAGCAAGTCTGTTCTCCATACAATTCTACCTCCCCATTTTATTTTTGATTTTCGTTATATCCCACTCTCCAGTGGTGCCTGCTTGCCGTCCGGCACAGCAAGCCAAGTATCAAACCCTATTCTTCCTCTCCAGGAAGCAAGGGCTAAACAAACGTCATCAAATACAGCTTTCTGCGCTTTTTGGCTTTTTCTTTTTCTATCCACTTATATATCTGATTTACTGCCTCGTGCTCAAGCAAATAGCTACGTGCAGCTATATACGTATCTTCATAGGCCGGTATGTCCACTGCAGATACATCCCAAATACGCTTAAAACGATATATTTTTCGTGTTCTTGTTTCGGAGTCATAACTATCCTCTGCCACGGTAAACGCAAAGCTCATTTTATCAACATCGCCACGCTTTATCAGTGCATATAAATCTCTTCCCGCAGTTGTGTTGGCAAGTTTGGCCCTTATCAGCAACCCCTTATCGTCTGGTATCAATTCCAGGGTTTTATTGCGTGTTCTGGCCATAACCATAATGTGATCACTATGATTGTACTTAAAAGGCACATCCCGCAAATCTGCACCATCCAAAGCGCCTGACATAATAACTTCATAATACTTCTGCCCATCGATTTCCGCTATAACCGTGGGTGAATTGTAAACTATAGCCCTGCCTTCGACAATCATTTCTTCATCATTGTCTTGTATCTGTGTGATCCTTATTTCTGCCCTTCTTGTTTCTCTTTCAGGTATAATCAATTTTTTAAGCTCGGCAGGCTCCATGTCTGCATCCCACAAATGCGTTGCAACGTGTTTCCAGGTAGGTTGTCTATCTTTGTCGGGGATATCAACCCCTCCACGGCTGCCGTTCAAGGCAGCTATAACTGCAATACATCCACGCACATTCGCAGGGCCAGGATTGCCATCATTGTCCACTTCGTGATGCGGCAATTTATACGCCGACTTGGTTGTGGGATCTGCCTCGTCTTCTGGTGCTTCCCAAGCAAACATTTTTCTGTAATAACTTCTAGGTTCCCCGCTACGCAGCTTTGCCACATTGCCGGGTCCGTCCCACGGCTTATCTACCCAATCTGTGTGATGCACAGGCACAGCAGGCATTTTATTCTTCCTCCTTTCCTACCTGATAAAGGTCCTGTTTGTCAGCATTAACATAATTCAAGCTCACTAACCGCCTATCACCATTGGGAATAGGCGCTAGGTTAAGAATTTCTCTGGCTTCATTAATCGTCAAAATCCCAAATTGCATAAGCTCTTTTATAAGTTGAGTTTTTGTCCGTACGCTTGCATACTGCAAGCGATTGCTCTCAAAAATAATCCGGTTACCGTGGCCGATTTCTTTTGGCGTAAAAATTTTTCTGGTAAACTCCAAGCTCATTTGCACTGCAATAGGCTCCAAGATGCTTTCATAAAAAGCAGTCCACTGGTCTTCGTTGTAATTTCCAGTTACAATTGCATCATTAACGCCAAAGTAGTGATAAACCTTGTCTTTAAGTACTTTTAATTGCTCGGCATCAACCAGTTGTGGTTTACTTTCGACTGGAATATATTCCGCTTTGGCGTCAAGAGCTGCCACACCACCAGACTTCTGAATATCCATATATTCGGCTACAAATTTATCTCGATTTTTCTTTATGTCCTCATCTTTTAGGACCCCTTGATATTTTATAATCCCACGTAAATACGTGGAGGTTTTTACCCCTTCTGCAAGTCCCTGTTCCACAGTTGTAAGAATGTTTAGGCCGGTGTTGATAGGATCATTACTCTCTCCCCACACTTCACTTTTGTAATAATGTTTGCGCAGATGAATGACTTCGCTATAAGGAAACTCAAATTTTTCTCCAAGCAACCACACACGTACATAAAGAGTACCTGTCCTGTCTTCAAGAATTTCTGCCTGCGAACAGTTGATTGGCAAAAGCTGCTGGACTTCCCCTGAATCACCCCAAACAATCAACGCAAAAGCATTGTTATCCAGTTCCCGCATAGTTACAAGACGATAGTAAAAATCAAAAGCCGACATGTACGGGTTGGGCTCCAAAGCAAGAAGCCTTTCCAAATTGCTTCTCATCCAAAAAATCCCGGCATCTGACACACGCACATGTTTGGGATTCAGCTTTGCAGCGTTCCTGGCTATAGTATCCACTGCAGCACGCACCACGTCATTTTCGTATGGTATTCCACCCCATTGGATAAAAATCGGTTCATAATCATCCACGGGCTGCATATATGTGTACTGTTTCTTTTTGAATAAATTCGCTATAGTGCCTAATAAACTCATGGAGCCTGCCTCCTCAACAATTCAAGTTACGGTAGTCTTCATAAACCTGCAACAGAACAGTGTAAGCAATGATGAGGGCTACCGCCGGGTCAATACGACGCCGTTTATTTCTACCCTTCACCGGTCTAATATTCTCGTTCTTATCTACTTCTACTTCCAGATTTGTCAAGGCCCACTTCAATACAGGATTGTTGTTATAGTTTATTCGCTTACTCCCCAGATCGGCCTTCAAAAGTTTCATGGGAGCGCTCAATGTCTTCGCTCCCATAATCACTGGTATTAGCGTTTTGTTACGCTCAAAGCCTGCCCGCATTTCCATATCTTCAACCCATGCGGGTGAGTTCCAGCTATCATAGCCAACCCAATAAGGATAGATGCCGTATTTATCCTTCATCATCAAGAACCAATCAGTCACATCTCTGTAGTCAACCCTGTTGCCACGGCTGGGTGTTATTAATCCGCGCTGAACCCAAATATCGTATGGCACCTTATCTTCTTTAGTGCGCTCCTCTACAGCGTCAGCCGGCATAAAACTTTGCACAATAGCATATATCTTTTCGCTCCCAGGCTTCATCACCAGAAGTGCTGCAGCCGTCAAGTCGGTGGTAGCACTCAAGTCCACACCACCTACAGCATAGCATCCTCGAATCTCTTCCATATCGAACGTTTCTTCATTGTTCGCCTCAGCAAAGGTTAACCATGCACTGGATAGAGTTTCGCGAACATTAAAATCTTTGGTAAGGACTGTTGGCAAGAAATTAGGATCGTTTTTGGCACGCTCTACATTTGCTGCCAGTTCCTCGTAATTCTTAATCGTCCCAAGCCCTGGGTTGGCCTTCTCCCATGCCCGAAAATCCGTCCACTCGCTTCTATCATCAAGCTCATAAATAAACGCCAAAAACCTTTCATCATCTATCACGCCATCAAGGGCCTTACAGGCATAGTTGTATATATCATCAAAAATACATTCACGAACAAAGCCAGCAGTTGTAATCATAAACAGAATGGGCTGTTCTCTTGCCGCCATCGACTGCTTCATGACATCGTATAAGTTCCGGTCCTTAATAGCGTGTAGCTCATCCATGATTACACAGTGAGAGTTAAGCCCATCCAAGCTGTTACTTTCCGATGCCAACGGCTCATACTTGCCAAATGTAACAGGAAAGTATAAATCCGTCTTGCGCTTCTTTAAATGTTTTCTGAGTGCCGGGCTTTGGCTTACCATGTTGCAAGCTTCAGCGAACACGATCCTTGCCTGATCTTTTTTTGTGGCTACCGAATAACATTCTGCCCCACCTTCACCATCACCTACGAGCATGTATAACCCCAAAGCACTCATGAGCGTTGATTTACCATTCTTCCGCCCCAACAAGATAAATACTTCCCTGCACCGCCTCAATCCTGTTTCTTTATGCACAAAGCCATACACGGCTTGAATAAGCGCCTTCTGAAAGAGCTCCAGCTTGACCGGCTTGCCTGCCCACTTGCCCTTGGAGTGCTTACAGAATTTCTCTATGAACTCGATGGGCTGATTGGCCTTCTCTAAATCAAAAACCCACGGTTCACGTGGGTTCTCTATTTCATCGACAAGTTTTTTGTATTGTTGTTTTAATCTTTTACATGCCGCTATCTCGCCTCTTTCTATCTTCTCCCAGTATTCCAGTATATAGTTCTGCATTATCTTCCCGCCCTTTTAACAAAAGCCATCAACTCATCTTCTACTGGCTTTGCCTCCTCTTTTGGCAACATACTAAGCAACTGTTTAATAATAGCAGCATAGCTCTTAACCATCTCGTTATAAATCTTTGACGCTGGATGTTCACGTAATAAACGCTGTTTGCCCTGCACAAACAATTCGACAGGTCCTTCCTCGTTTATGCGCTCCTGTAGTTCCTGCAATGTCGCATATAAAAACGCAGCTTGTTGTTTGAGCCCTTCTATCAATTGTTGGTCTGCCTTTGGAATATTCTTGAAGTATCTATTCAGTTTCTGTAATTCTTTCTTGTATAATTTTTCCTTTTCTTCTTTAAGCATTTTTACCACCTTTAAAAAATTTTTGCGCAACTTTGGCCAGTTTTGCGACGTTTTGGCCGATTTTGGCCGCTGCTGGTCAGCCCCCCTCGTGTAAAAGCCCATTCCGAGGTTTTCGAAGGGCCGCGCCGCCGGTCTCCAAGCCCCTCCTCTATTTAGAAGGTGGGGGGGATTGAATTAAGTTCCCTTCATCATCAAACGCTAAGCCTTCTGCAACAGGCATTTTTGTACTATGCTCTTTGTTATGGCAATCCTGACATAACAGTTCAAGATTATCAAAGCTAAGTGTTATATTCGGGTCGTTTATATTTTCTGGCGTTAAATATATCTTATGGTGAACTATTTCTCCCGGTTTCCCACACCTCTCACATATTCCATGCTGATAAATAAAATAAGCCTGGCGAACTTCCTGCCAAGCTTTTGATTTATAAAAACGCTCTGCCCATGGCTTCACGCTATCACCTACATGTCTTATTTTTCTAATAGCTTTTCTATATTTCTGTTTAATCTGCTTAATTGTCTTATTATCATCCAATTTTGCTCTACCAATGCGGACAAATACGTTACTTTTGCTTGTTCTTCTGCTTTTGCAAAACTTAGTGCCATACCTGCTTTGAACCATTTATTCCCTGCTAAATCTTGCGATATCCTTCGTAACACCACTAAGTCTTTTTCATCTAAATCTTCTAATTGGTATTTCTCCATAAATTTTTGCATTTCTTCTTGTCGTTTTTCTTCTTTATTGTCTTTACCGCCAAATAGTGCCATAATTATACCCCCATTTCAAAAATATTTTTATAAATATATTCTACACCAACATAAATTTTCTTACAAGCATAACAAAAGCCCGGCGGGGTGACCGGGCTGAAGTTTATTAAACGCAATTAATCACTATAGTCATGATAACATATTTCTGTCAAATTTCAATATGAGGCTAATTGTTAAAAAATTGTTAAGGAAAATTATTCCACAACATTAATAAGATGTTTTTGTACGGCAATCAATAAAACTAAGTCAATTATATCATTATCCCATTTTCTAAACGTGTCTATATCTATCTTAAGTTCATTTATCGCTTCATTTGTTCTCACATTCTGAAAATACTTTAATATAAGCAGATTATATTTTCCACGATGTTCTTTTTTTAAAATTTCTATAACGGTATCTATAGTTTCAACCCATTTATAATTTTTACTTTGAAGTATTTTTTCCTTCGATAATACAGCTCTCGCAGTAGGGTCTGAGTAATGCCCCTGTGTAGTAGATATTTTGGCAAATACTGCTTGCGTATATTCTAAATCTTTTAGCTGTTCCTCTATTTCTTTTTTTAAAACAGGGTAGTTATATAGTTTTTCTCTCACAATTTTATAAGTGCACTTCAAATATTTAATCAAATTCATCACTCCACTAATTTATTTGCCTTAACCTGTCTAAGGTTTCTTTACTCACCAGCTCCGCAATCGGTACATGCAGCCTGGCTTCCTTCTCATATATTTTCATTGCCCGTCTAACATAGAAGTTGAATAATGCCATGTCACCGCTCATATATCTCACAATTGCCCTTGAGCAATATTGCAACACCTCAGGGCTCATCACGATACCTCCTCTATTTCAATTTCCATTTTCTCTTTTCCTTTGTCATCCACATAATATATGCCTGTCCCTTCTCCATACCGAACTATCTGCTTATCGTTAGGAATAACTCCCGCATACTGGAGTCCGTCCTCTACTGCTTTTATGTAGTTGCTTAAATCTCCATGCTTTTTACCAAAAACATATATTTTAACTGTTAGTGAGAGCAAACCTTCCAAAACTGGTATTTGAGCTGCCTTGGCGTACCAAGCAATAGTTTGTTGATATGCCAGGCTTTTTTGAGCTCGTACCGATACCCATTTATTTTTTTGTGTCATCCTTGCTGCTGGCACTGGTCGGCCGGGTACCACAATTTTATACATCATTTCACCGCCTTTAATTCTTATTTGTTTCTCTCCTAATATCACTTGACACTTTCAGCCTCCAGTTAGCCTTTTTGATTCCAAAATCAGGCCTCGA